TGAAGCAGTTACACCATCTAGTCGTGTAGGTATCTTCAAGGTTGGTACTCTTGCAGGTCGTGATGTTTACATGGCCCCTAAGTCAGTAATCAATCCTTCTGTTAAACAAGGTAAGGCTTACCTCTTTGGTAAGAGTGTTGAATCACAGAACGTTGACGCACCTGTATCTGTCGGAACATACGGAACAGGTATCACTACAAATCCTGTGGAATTAAAGAATTTTAATAGCCAGATGGGATTGGGTGTTTATGCCGACTCTCGTATCAACAACAAGTACTTTGCTACTGCATTGAATTTGACAAACCTTAGCCCGAATAGTTAATCTAGAATAGATTAGATATTCAAAATCCCAAGATTTATTCTTGGGATTTTTTTATTTGTTATTAAATTATATACGGCTTTTAATCTTACAAATCACTCAACAAACAAAATTAACTATTTGTTGTAGAGGTATAATATGTCACATAAATTAACTAATGAAGAATTTGACGAAAGAATTAAAAATTTCAAAATTAAACGAATGGAAAATTATCAAGGTAAAAACACTAAAATTTCATTCAAATGTTTGATTTGTGGTAAAACATTCCGAACTACACCTAATGGTATGTTATATGGTAATAATTGCAAAAACGGATGTGAGTCTTGTGCAAAAGAATATGGATATGAACAAATCAGAAAACAAAAAGGTATAACTGATGAAGAAATCGATTCGAGAATTAAAAATTTTAATATTGTCAGAATAGGACATATTAAAAATAATATTCGAGAAGAAATAACTTTCAAATGTAAAATTTGTGGAAAATTATTTGAACAAAGTATAGATGTTGTTTTATCAGGTCACGGTGTTTACGGATGTCCTTCTTGTTCAATGGAACATGGGTGTGCTAAACGAAGATTATCTACTAATGAAGTCCAAGATAAATTAAAATTAAAAAATATAAAATTAATAGGTAATTATTTAGGTTCGTCTAAACATCATGATTTAGAATGTAACATTTGTGGATACAAATGGAATACTACACTGACTCAATATTTACATGGAAATCATGCTTGTCCAAATTGTTCTAATATAAATATTGGTGGTGAAAAATATATGAAATCGATATTAGACGAATTACAAATAAAATATGAAACTCAAAAAACATTCGATAATTTAAAAGATTCAATATTATTGCGTTTTGATTTTTATTTACCTCAATATAATTTATTAATTGAAATTGATGGAGAGCAACATTTCAGAGTTGCTAAATTTTCAAAACAACTTACGGAAGAACAATGTGAAAAATCATTTCAAATACTACAAAATCATGATTCTTTGAAAAATAAATATTGTTCTGAAAATAATATAAATTTATTAAGAATTCCTTGGAAAGTAAGTAAAAAATATTCTAAAATTTCAATAATAGATGATAAAGAAAAATTAAAAAATTATTTTATTTCTGAACTTTCAAAGTATAATTAAAAATCTGACCCTAGAAAATCTAGGGTCTTTTTTATTGACAAAATTATTAAAATTAATCATATCGTATATAAGAAATAATCCATCTTATTCGATAAGAAAAATTTGATATTCTGATTTATAAATAATCTGAAAAATGTTCTCCATACGAATTATCCATTTCTTTTACTAACAATGATAAATCTTCAACAGTTTCACATTGTTTTATTTTAGTACACCATTCAACACGGAATGATTCAAAACGTTTGTTCATTTCTTTAATATAATTTTTAACGTATTTTTCATTTTCACTTTTTGAGTCATGATAAAGACATTTTAATCCAAAAAATTTATCATTTTCAATCTTATCGAAAAGCATTTCTCGAAATATTTTCTTTAATTGCGGAACAGTTTTCTTCAAATTTTTCTCTTTCTGAATTTTAATTAATTCATCTCTAAATTCTTGCGAAGATTCAATTTTCATAACAACAGAATTATCGAATTTAGGTTTATGACTTTTTATATTATATGATATTGGATGAAGATTAAATTTTTCAATCAACTTATCTGTCCAACCGTGTCTTTTCAATGTAATGTAATTAATTTCATTCATAACTTTCTCCTATTCTTCAAACTTCCAACTTTTTGAAAATTCTTTATCAGCAAATAAACTAGCAAGACCTGTCAATTGCTTCAATCTCAACAATTCTTCTTTATCCATTCCCAACCTTCTTTGAATCTCATAATCAGACAAACCGCTTGAAACGAGTTCAGTAATAATATCAGACATAACATCAATATCATGTGTACCTTTACATCTGTTATGAAGAATTGTGGCAAACATGCGGTCATATCGGTTTTGGTCTTTGTTCAGCACCACACAAGGAACTACACCCTTTTCTCTAATATAAATATCTTTATAGAGTGACATAATAAGTACACGGTGAAAACCATCAACCAAAACATAAGGGTGTTTATCTTTATCTTCATCATTATTTAGAGCAACTACGCAAGGAAGTGTCCAACCACTTTCAATCATGGAAGTGTGTAAAAGTTCAAAAATGTTCTTGTCCATTGTATTCGGATTATAATTATTTGCCTTAATCAACTCGATTGGAATCTTTTTCACTTCATAAATAGGCGAAACGTAATCAGACTTATTCATCTGCTCTATTTCTTCATCAGTTAAATCCCAACATCTTTCAAATGTGTGGGTGTTTTCGTAGTTTACCATAATCTTTTTTTTCATAACTACAACTCCTTGAACTTCTCTAAAGCAATTTTTCTTTTATCTAATTCTGTCTTACTAGGTGAAAATCCCATAGTTCGGCATGTGTAATCGTTCTTCAAAATCGTAATACACATACGCTTGTAAGATGGTAAATCAATCCATTTCTTACACAAACTCAAATCGTCAGGATAACTCTTGAACCGCACAAGATGTTTATTCTTGAATCTAGGACTTTCACCTAAATCTTCAATCTCAACATCCTTATAAAATTCATGTATCTCATCAATACTCTGTGGGTCAATAAACGCACCTTTTCCATGACACCAATATTTTATACTTGTAGTGAACTTTTCAATGAAATGATTTTTCACATCTTCGCTACAAGTATTCAAGAGAAATTCACAGTATGTTTTCCATGTATAATTCTTTGGAAGCGTACAATCTCTCCACCCCATAAGTTTTGTATCACCATAAAGGGAAACGAAGTTCGCACCTTGCACACGAGAAATCATTCTACCCCACATTGACGGATTAATGCATTTGTAAAATTTCAATGTAGAATTTGCTTGATTATTAAAAGGACTTGCTACACGCATTTGGTCTACTGAAAGTCCTGCTTTGTAATATAAATCATATAACTTGTTATATTTCTTTCCGCTCTTTGCAAAGTACGCCCATATATCTTCTACCGTCCAATCATAAATCGGATATGACATTGAAGAAAGTTCATTCTCAACAATCCATCTGTCACCACTTTCAATGCGATGATTATCAAAAGAATGTGAACCACTAGTAATCAACATATAACGGTCATACGATTCTTCTGCACGGATTCCACAAGCATCTACACTCTTTCCATACTTGCTAGAAAACCAATCAGAAAATGCAGAAAGTAAATCTTTATCCCACCATTCATAATCGAAAACAAAAGGACAATTTTCTTCAGTAACCACATAATCATAATTCGGAAGTTCTCTTACCCAAATATCTTTCTGTTCTTTATTCCACGGTCGCCAAAACCCCTTCGATTCCAATGAACAACAATTTTGAGCCTTGAATGGTAGACACAACCAATATTTGTGCTTTATATCGGATAGTGATTTGAAAGTTTCATCAACAAATTCCGTAGTCATATCATACTGTGCTTCAAAATCTTCATGTACTATACAAACTCTATCGATTAAATCATGTTCCCTAGCGTAATCAACAACAAGATTAAGACAGACTGTTGAATCCTTACCGCCACTAAATGACACAATAATATTATGATAACGACTAAAGAGAAATTCTATCCGTTTCTGAGATTCTTCAAATACATTGGTTTCGTTATATATTTTCACACATTTCTCCGAAAATCATTTTATTTTAAATTGTTCGACATAATTTTTACCATATGTATCATTTACAATTTTTATAATTTTAATTATATCTTTCTTTACAATAAGTTTTACATTATTTTCTTCCATACATTTCTGTTTACATATATCCCATTTACGAGTTTTCATTTGTTTAAGATTTCCGTTTTCATCCAACAATTGCCCACCTTTAATTTCAACATTTTCACCATTCACCAAGAAATCACATTCATAACGATGTATATTTCCTTCATACATATATTCAAAAATCTTACCTTTGGTTATGTCATTTTTAAGAATGTATTTATTATAGATATAGAAATAAACTTCCCATGAACTATGAAACTCCAATCCTTCAAATTTATATCGATATGTTACAGATAAAGTTCCGTGATTTTTAAGTCTACTATTCATAGATTTCTTGGTATTTGTAGTCGAGCGTTTTCCATATTTCTTTAATTTCGTTTCTTCAATTTTCTTTTGTCTTTCTTCTGTACAAGATTCTTTTACTTTTTCTGAAATCTTATTTCTTGCTTCTTCTGAACAACTAGGATTGTTTGTTCCATATTTTTCTTGACAAGTTTTTTCTTGAAAATATAATCTTCTTTCTTTTGCGGAATTAAATTTCTTGAGAAATTCTTCAAATGTATCTTTCTGTTCTTTTGTAATAAATGCAAATTGATGAGATGGTTTGTAAACTTCAATATTTAAATAATCGAGAATTACCATTCCTGTATTTTCACAGAAATCATATTTTTCAGACAATTCATTAAACACATTTCTTAATGGTATCCATCCTTCTTTAATATATTTCAAATCTCTTAATTCAGCACGATTAAATGTCGAAATGTTTTTCATAAACTCATCAAATCGTTTATATTCTTCATCAGAATATACATATTTGAATTCAAGATTAGCACACTTGCATTTTATTCTAAATTGTTTTTCATTTAGATTATATTTTTTAAGTATATCTAAAAGAAGAGTTCCATTATAAAAATCTTTAATGTTATTTAATTTTATATATCTTATTTGATTTCTTGTAAATGAAGATATAAATTTTTCAATAATCGGAACACTTTCGATTGAAACAACTTTCATGTTTTTGTTAATTTTTATATCAATATTCAAATGTTCCAAATATGAAATAAATTGATAATAATCAATTTTGTATTTTTCCGAAAGTTTTTTAACAGAGACATAATCCATAAATTCCTCCTACAATGCACTAAGTTCCGCTAAGAAATGCACCATAGGTTTTAGCGGAACTTACGGATTATTTCTTACATATAATATAGTAGATTTTATAGAAAATGTCAATGTAAATTAAAATATATAAAAAATTCTTAATTTTATAAAATCCGTAGTTAAAGATGCTAATTTGTCGATTTTTGACAAATTTACCCTTTAACTGCATAAAATCTCTAATTAAATTTTAATGTATTGCGTCAAACAACTGCTGATTCCATACGAAAATCTCATTGATATTTACAATGCGAGCAGTTCCATCTTTGTAGAAAATTGTTTCTGAATATTCATCTTCGCCATCATCACAGATTCCATGAATAGTTTCTACATCTGAACTATGGGTATCAATTCCATATCCGTCCGCATTTTCAAATGTCCATGTGTGGAATACTTTCTGCTCTAAAACGTAATCCTTGAGTTCATCCCATGTGATGTCGTCTAATCCTACATCGGAAGCAGATTTGAAAATGTCTTTAATTACATCATAGATTGTTTTTATCATAAGTTTCTCCTTTAAGATATTATAAGTATTTGAAATTAATTTGTCAATGAAAATTTACATTTCGAAAATAGTATTTGTTGTGTCATAATCATCGTATTCATCTTCGTAATTTTCATTTTCAACTTCATTCTTTTTAATTCTACATGATTCTACTAAATGCGGAAATTGTTTTTCTACAAGTTTTGAAATGCGAATCATTTCTTCATCATTATCTATAATAATTCTAACATTATTGTCTTTCAAACATTGGGTCTTTTCCAATAAAGGTATTTCATCGAGATATGTGTGTAAAATCATAGTCTTAGTATCAATCAAGTGTCTACCTTTAATCTCTACATTTTCACCATTTAATAAAAAATCACAAAAATATCTTGCTTTCTTCCCATTCACATAATACACAAACATTTTGCCACGAGTAATATCATCTTTCAGAATATCATGATGATAAATATAGAAATAAAGTTCGGTTGCTGAATCAAAAGCAACACTATTATAGAAATATCTATTCCTCATAGGATGTTTATCTGTATTAATTTTCTCGATTATTTCTTCCGCTTGAAATGGATTTTCTACACCGTAATGTTCCATTGTAGTTTGAGCCTTTTTATCTTTTATGGATTGTGCTTGACTCGGATTTTCTACTCCGTAAATTTCAAGATTTGTCTTCTTCCAATTTTCTAAAATTTCTTCACTTTGGGCAGGATGTTCTACACCGTAATGTTCTTTGCAAGTATTCATGCTCTTTTTCAAAAATTCAGAACTTTGCAAAGCACGTTTAACTCCATACAGTTTCATCATCGTGTTTTCAATAATAATATTCATTCTATCATTTTTATTTGGATATTTTTCAATCCAATTTTTAATAACATCTAAATCACATTTATTTATAACATATACCTTTCTGATTCCTTGATACTTCTCTACAATATCGATATTCAAATATTCACAATAATTTTTAATTGTTGCAGTTTTTACATCAAATATTTTAGAGAGATGACTACAGATTATATCTGCATCTTTATTGTATTGATTAGGATACATTTCTAAAATTTTTAATTCTCGTAATTTTCTTTGACTTAATGTTTTTCTTTTGGGTGGTTTTTTATGCAAATCTTTTCTTTTATTAAAAGTTTCTTTCTTCTTATCAATAATACTTTGGACTTGACTGATGTTATTTACTCCATATTTCGCTTGACAAGTTTTTTCATATTTTTCCGTTTTAGATAATTTTAAGTAATTTATAAAAATTTCAACATCAGATTCTTTAATAAATAAAAATTCACCATTATGTTTAGGTACTTTTGATTTTATATAGTTTATGTTTGCACCATTTAATAATTTTTCAATATTTTTAGAATTTCTTTTCTTTCCAAAAACCTCATACATAAGTTTTCTACAATTAACATTAAATTCTTTTTCCATAGTTCAGAACCTCTTAACAATCATATTTGTGTTAGTGCGAATAACACATAATATATATATAGTTAATATAATAAAAAGAAAAGCGATTGTAAATACGAAAATAAAGGTTCTGTTATATTTTCTTTAGGCTTCGCACACCTTATTTACAATCGCTTAAATTACATTTAATAAAAATAGTTGATTAAAAGAACTCTTCAAATATTGAAGGTCTAGCATCTATGCCGAAACTTTTTAACCTATCATAAACTTGTTCAATATACCATCGTTTATCCAACATAGGATATTCTGAACATTTCTTTCCATGAATATCTCCGTTTTCGAGGAAAACGTGGTCTGATTGACCAGCAAATTTTTCAATGGTATTACTATCTGCTTTCTTTTTTCCCAAATAAGTATCTTTCAAATTTTTACTTGCAAAAACACGATTACATTTACCGTTTAATTTTTCACCATTATGGTAAACTGCTTCATAAGTTCCACCCAATTTGAATGTTTTCATAAATTTCCATAATTCATCACAATTATTTATATAATCTTCTACATTAATTTTATGAATGATGTATTCACGAGTACATTCATTCAAAATCGGTAAATCGTTGTCCAAAGGATTGTTATATTTTACAGAAGCACCTTTACATTCAATATCTCCGTTGGCAAAGTTAAAGACATAATTATTTACATCACGCTGAACCATTGAATTTATAAGGTCTGTGGTAAAAGTAAGGTGACTGCGAACTTCAAAATCTTTTATTAAATTCATAACTAGTTCCGTATCCTCATCTTTATTAATGGTATAAATGATTCCGTCAGTATTAAGATTTTTTAACGAAATATATGGTTGTAAATCATCCAAAAGAGAAAGAATCAAAAGTTGTCCTGTGATACAAACCATACGACAGTTTCTTAAATCATAGGCTGAACTGTTAATATCACCCATGCATCCGTATTGTGCGTTGAGTGGAATTTTAAGCACCTTATTTAAAAAATTACCCTCTTTTTTATACCGAATTCTTAAATTATATGCATTCCTAAACTCTTGAGGTTTTCTTGAATTTCTAGTAAGCAAATCATATTCAAGCATGATGGAAGGATACATAGAATTCAAATCAGAGTGAAAAACCCCTTCGAATTTATCTACAATAATTGGTTTGTCAGGTGCTCCATGTGCCCCACCCATTGCAAAAACACAAGGGATTCCACAAACATCAATGTGTAATTCATATCCCTCTTTTTTAGTTCCACCTTTTCCTTTATATGGAACAAACTTACCATTTTCATAAGTTTCAATTCTAGGTCTATCGTGGTCATTTCGCAAAGACATGAACCAATCTGCGACAAATTTATATCTGTTTAATCTGACTGTATCAACCACCCAAATATCCCAATCATCATTTCTTGGTTCTTTAGGTTTTTCACAATCTGTAATTTTTGCAGTAAGTTGTGCTTGTGTTTTATTTATATCAGAGATTGGAAATTTATACATTTCAATCAAACTAATATTTCCCTCATAAACTTTATTCTGACCTTTTTCATGAACTTCGATTGTGTTATATACATCCGATTTGTTATAACTAATTGTTTCTTCAATTTCATCCATTGTAAGAGGTCTGTCTAAATCAAATGGAATTTTTGATTCATATATCGAGTTAGAAAGTCCTGACTCAAGTTGTTTAAGACTATGGTTTAATTTATAATTATCGAAATCATAAAACTGAATTTCTTTAAATTTATCGCTAATTTGAAATGCTTTTAACCCACTGATAAGTTTATCATTTACTTCTTTTGGATTAAGACCTAAGATAATAGCCTTGTAAATTGTAGTATCATACTGCCTAGAATTATATCCACTGAAAATCTCATCACGATGTTCCATATAAAATTTTAAAAACGCTTTTCTATCATTAACAATGATTGTTTCTTTACAATTTATAACATCAACGAATGTCGCTATTGTCGCAAACTTAAAAATCTCAAAATCGTAAAACACCATTCCATATTTATATTTATCTTTTGGAAAATATTTCGCATATTCTTCTCTTTTGTCATTTAATTCTGTAACACGAACAAATTTAATTAATTCATTTTCATCAACTTTTTCCACCACACACTTCTTCACCTTTTTCACAGTCGGCACATTAGCAGAACTAAGTACTTCAACCTTACTACCCTCAAAATCACTGAAATCGCAAGGAGAATCATTCATATATTCATTAGGATTGGTATTATCTTCCAAACCTTCAATAATCGAATGTTCCTTCATCCATTCATCACATTCATCTTTTGTTCCACTAAAAGCAACATCAGCATCAATTGTATCGACCACATAATCATAACCGCAAGTATGAACATAATAAATCTGTTCATTCTTTACAATCTTCTTTACTTTCTTTACAAGTTTAGGTGTAACTTCCCCATTACAAGTTCCTATATCATTACCTTTACTCAAATCAAAACCAATAAAATTTGGTTCACTCACAACTTTCTTGATTTTCTTTACTGTCTTTACATTTGTTTCGCTCATATCTTAATCCTTATGTTGTTTTATATGATTTTATTCACTTTCTGATATTCTTTCAATTCCAAATCAGATAATTTATCTACAAAATAATTAATCTGAAATCCATTATCCAAATTGCACATAATTCTATATACTTCATCAGCATCTTCTTTTTTAGTCCACACTTTTGCTTGAAACCAATTTGTAGCATCCGCAAATATAACTCTATTGCCAAGTAATCCAACAACTATGATTTTATCCGTAATTCGGTTACGGATTCCATACAAATCAAATTTCAACATTTCTGATAATTTCAAAATGTTGTTCAAAATATGTATGTTTTTATCTTTGTCTTTATTTCTTAAAATCTTATTGACTTCCGCTAAATCTTCTTCTGAAAGTCGCATATGCCTCCAATCATCTACAATCTTATCCATATCTTTTACCAATATAGGGCAATCGCACAATTCACAATAAATGATTTTATTTTCAGATTCAAAATAATCTGGCTTACGAATTATTTTCTTTTTACATTCACAGAAAGGTTTATCATTCCAAATAGGATTATTCAAACATTCTTCTATCAACTTTATGTTTTGCATTTATATCTCCTACATATCTTCTTCAATAAGAGTGATTTTACAAACTTTTCTTTTACTCATATAAAAAT